CCAACATGGTCTAAATCTTCAATGCTCCAGTTCTCCAAAAACGCCTGGACAACATCAGCACCATGTTCGTCTATAGCTTCTTGAACTTGGATAATTTTATCAAGTCCAGGATATTCGCCAAGGTTTGGGAACCCATCATAATCATGAATTGCCCACTCTTCAGCATCTGCCATTGGTGAGCTTTTCAGAATTTTGTTAATCTGCTCCTGTAGCTCATCAGCATCTGCACTTGGCACAATCCAAGCGCCATGTAAGTGGCCATTGTTATATGCAGATAAACAAGCAACATATATTGAAGGCTCATTTTTTAAGTCTGCATGACTGTTTTTTATTATTGTCTCTGTATTTGTAGACATGTTGTGTGCTCCTATTCTGCCAGCAATTGGTTAATTTAATTGATACGCTGGCGTAGTCATATAATTAAACTAATACGCTGGCGTAGTCAATACACTATTTTTATTTAATTTTTGGCCTGGTTTCTGCTCATTATGTAATGCAGGCAAATCACCAGGCTTTGACAGTGTCTTAATGTTTATCTGTCTAATATGGGTACCTTAATCAAATCTTTATATTTTAGCTGTATTCTATCCAAGACAGCAACGCCTGGCGTTGTCCTTTGTGCGCTCCAGGTTGCCTATAGTGGCACCTATTAGATAGCGTTAGATACTTCAAAAGTGTCCTGGTGTTTTCTATAGGTTCAATTGATTATTAATGAATAAAATTTAAAAAGTTAAAAACAGATAAGAGCACATTGAAGCGCAAATAAAAAATGATAGTTATTTAATAAAAAAATAAAGCTTTTGTTGTGGTTAAGGATGTAAAGTCTACCTACAAAGTAAGTAATACCAATAGTTCTAGGCCATATAAACTTTATTTTTTGTGCATATGTGCACCCCCTGGCCTATTTTGTGCATTTTTAAAGGCTAAAGGGGGTAAAATTTCCTGGGGTATATGCGTGACCCTGTCAGAAATTTGTACCAAATTATTTAGACATCTGCTTTTTCAAACAAATAATCAAAGAAACTAACTAGGTTTTTATCTAAATACCTATCGAAACCAATAGTCTCTTTATGTTTTCTTTTAGTATTATCTACAACCATCTTTAGTTTAGGTTTATTTAACTTAAAATAAGCTGGTTCCATAGGCTTATGTAAAGAACTCTCTATGTCTTCCTCCATAAGTTTAGCTAGGTATATTATATTATTAATATTCATTATTATTATTAATTAGATGCTATGGATAACTGACGAACTCTTAAGGTAACCTTTGGTATACCTATAGTGTAAGCTAGTGTTCAACCCCAATATCTAATGTGTCCATGTGTTAATTACATCCATCTGTTGGATGTCTTCCTTCCAAACTGTTGTGTGTCCAAGAAGCTATCTAATTCTGCCTCTAGGAGCTCCCTACGCCTCTGTATTTGAGCAGTGTCTTGGTCTTTGGCCAGTTGGTCTACCCAGTACCTACATGCCATCGCTAGCGTATCTAATCTATCATCATAGGCTAAAGAACCTTTGATACTACTTATTCTACTCATCTGGTAAAACAATTGGTATCTTAAAGCTTTATCTAAAGAATACATTTCATTTGCAGAGTTGTAGTCTTTGTGCACTACATTTGTATCTATGATTAATCTGTGTTGTTGCATCAATGGTTCCAAAGTATCTATTATTCTTTTTTCTTTGGCTTGTTGATGTCTAATCTCTTCTATTGTTACTGGATATGTTTTCATAACAAATGGAAGTAATAATTTTGTAAACATACCTCCTCCATAGTTTTCCTCTACTAGGATTAAGTTTACTTCTTGTTGTTTTGCTATTGTTGCAATTGATTGAAGTGTCTTATCTGTGTAACCACCAATCAATCCACCAGCATCTGTAATGTAGACATTACCATTTAACATCTTTGCACATACATAACTGGTTTCGTTATCTCCTTTACCAGAAGGGTCAATTGCTAGAACTGAACCTTGGTAATCCATCCAATCACCTTGTATTTGCATTGGTCTAAAATAAGCATCTGCGTGCAAACCAACACATGGCAACTCTTCATGTTTTAATTCTGGACTAGAAGCCCATATAACTTTTTCTGGAGCTGTCTTTGGATTTAAAGACATAACTACTAAATCATTTAATTTTAATGGATATTTATTCTCATCACTTAATGATGTATCCAACATGAACTGTAAGTTAAAACCAGAGGTTCCATAACTTAATTGTCTTTTTCTTAAATCTTCATCATCAAATCTTTCAGCATCTGTTGGTTCCCCTTGGATGTCTATATTCCATGTATTTCTAATTTTAGGAGCTAGTGTATCTCCAAAGTTTTTTAATTGTTTCTCATTAGGGTACCTTGCTGGCCATATTCTTTGCTTATAACCTCTTGTTGTTAATTGGTTATATAAAGACATTTCTGTCTGCATTGTGCCTAGAAATATGATGCGACCTCCAGGTTTAATAATACTTTCGAACTCTTTGACTTGTTCTGAAAGTTTATCCCTCATTCCCATAGTTGCAGAATTGTTCGCACTTTCCACATCATCAGAAATTATGAGGTCGCTCCGAGCACCTGTCATCTGCCCAGAAATACCTAGGGACTTAACTGATGGAGCGTGTGAAGCTCTTGCAGGTTTTACATCGAAACTTACTTTAGATTGTCTTTGGTCATCACCTGGTTTTAGGTGAGCCAAAACTTCAATCTCATTAATTAATCTTAATGTGAATGTTGAGAAGTCATCTGCTCTATTTTTAGATGCAGATACAACTAATATGTTTAATTGAGGATTTAATAAAAGTTGATGACATACAAAAGCTGAAGTTATCCAACTTTTACCTACTCCTCTAAAAGCATTAATTACAATCCTGTTTTCTTTAGATTGTATAAAATTTGCAATATCATATTGAATTTCAGTTGGCCGAGGTAAAGCCAAATGTTTCCAAACTAGATATAAAAAATTTCTAAAGTCTTTAAGTTTAGTTGGTATCTTTTCCATGTAAAACTATTTCCTCTTCAGTGTTAAATGGTAATTCATCCACTAAAGATTTAAGTGGCGAATTATCTGTAGGAATAGCTTCAATACCATTATCTTTTAGAAATTGTCTGGCAACATTCAAATCTGAAGATTTTGCTTCTGGGTCTTGAACACGCTTTAATAGTTCTTCTGCAAGAACTTCATGTAATGTTTTTAATGTTTTCATTTTGTTAATCTATCCATGTGATTGTAAATTCTTCCTATTTGTTTATCTATTGACATAATCTCTTCTGTAAGCATGCCAATATGAACTTCTAATTGAACAATAGTCATCAAAGCCCAGCTAGATACTCCTAATAATATAGTTCCAAGTAAACCTATTAACATTGTGTTGTGCTCTCTTTTCATTCTGCAATACGACCCTTGTTGATACCTTTTTTAATAACATATTTTTGAGTACCATTTGCACCAATTTCAACTTCTTTTCTTAAGTATTGAAAAATATTTTTTTGTTTTAATTCTTTTTCAACTTTTTTCTTAAAACTTTCTAAAACTTTAGTATCTCTCATTTTTTCTTTTTCTTTTTACAGTTAGGCCAATTGAAAGTTAAAACTTCTTCCACCTTCATAAACATGTTGTCTATGCTACTAAATAATTTATAAAAAAATCTATCAATCATATTTAATTTCGTTACAAAAATAATTCATATACAATTTCTGTTCATCAATGCTTTGTTGCATTTCAGTTGAAAATGTTTGAATAAATTTACCACCAGCTCCTACACATTCAGACCAACTATTAAATTCAGTTGGTAGTGTTGATGTGTTGTTACAGAAGCCTGTAATTGAAGAACATATTGTAAAAGCCAAGATAAACTTCATGCTCTTCCTTGTCTGTTATATTTTTTAAAAGAACGCTTTGAATTTTTATTTAAAGACTTTGTATGTCTACCTGGTCTTTTTTTTGGTTTTGGCCTGGCTTCAAAATGAACAAACTTTTGTTTAGCCATCCCAGGTGAAAAAACCTATTACACCTGCTAACAAAGTTCCGAAAAATACAAGCACACTTATTGCGCCTTTACCTTTTGAAACATCTGTTCTTAATAATTTAACTTCTTTTTTTAATTCGTTTATACTTTCGTTTAATACCTTCATTCGTTCAGCACAAAGTTTTTCATGTGATGAAAGTCTTACTCCAGTTGCTTGGTCAGCAACCATTTTAGGAGTAATTTTTTTAGGCATTATTTTCTCTTAGCTTCTGCCTTATCCTCTTTAACTTCCTCATCTTTGGGAAGTTCAGCTTTTAACAGCTCAGTATATTTAGCTTTTAAGATACCTAAGTCTTGAAACTCTAAAGATAACTGTTGTTCTTT